TACTTCGAGACCGTCTGACTCTTAAATGTGCGACCTAGTAAACCTCGAGACGAATCTCAAGGAAAAACCTAGGACACAAGTGTGTCAATTCGTCTCACGTATTGCTACATACGCACTATCCGGCCACCGGATAGATTTCTTCATGCTGCCTATCGTACAAGCATGAAGCATCAAAATAGTTTTAATTAGATAGCCAAAACTAATAAAAAGCTTACTACCCCTCTAGCTAAACTCAGCAATAGTATAGCTATAAAGGATAGGAGCACCAGTGAAGAACATAAGAGTAAAATCTTCACCAACCGCGTCCCACTGCTGATATATAGTCTGATCACTTCGCGAACCAAAAACAGGACTCGCCGAATCAGCAGTAGCATTAGTCGTAACGACATGGTGCGAATTTGAGGGGAGCGATTGTGCACGAACATTGCGCGCACCGCGAAAGCGGGTATCCGCATAAAACGGAAGTTCCACTTCAATGGTGTTGTTGACACCGATGTTGGTAGCTGACGCACCAGCACCACTACCAGGGCAAGTCCGAAGAGTTGCCCATTTGGTAAGATTGGCGGCGCTATTAACGGTAAAATTCTTTATTGCCCGCGAAAAGCTCCCATTATCAATGCCAACAAACTCATCTCGGTATATGGTCGGAGTAGACCCAGACCTTGAACTAAACAAATATTTCTTACGTCTAGCTCCCCTAACGCCCGCATAACAAGGGCTCCACCAAGATGCGAAGTCCTTACGGACGACATTGAGCGGAGTGGTACCATCTACCTCACTCAAGTCAATACCCTCGGGATCCCAACCAGATTGGTAAGGAGCGTCTTTGTTCAGCAAATTGTCAATTGCTGCAACGCCCTCGGCCGGCGGTTCCGTAACCCAAGTCCGAGTATGACAATACCTCTTACATAACTCTCTAAGAGTCGTTGGAGGATCTCCATAGAACACAGTATACGTGTGATCTGATTCATCGTTAGTTGAACCAATCATTTGCAAAGCATTTGATCCAGTTGGACGATCAGTATCCGTATTAGTTGGGTTCTCAGTTCCCATGGTACCACTCTGTGACTTCAATGCCACAGGTGTTTGTTCAGGGAACAAATGGAGTGAATTCAGTTTGGCGTTCGTAGGTGCAGCAAACTTTGCGTCTTCGCACATAGAAACAAATACGTTAATGCTAATCGGAGCATCCTCTGCAGGACACACAAGATCATTTAATACATCAACTTCAAGGATACCGTTGACCAATCCCTGTGTAAGGGCAAGCCGGGTCTCACCATAATTGATGGGACCTCTCAATGTGCCACATTCGAGGAAGGGCGCTGCCTGCGCCCAACCGACGACAATTTCAAAGTCGTCCTCCTCCGCAATGTCAACCACTCTGGAATAGTTGGTGTTATACTCAACTGCGGCTCCATGGCTGTTCGGATCATACCGAACCAGTAATCGTCCTTTATGGAAATCAGACTTAACAATCTGAAACCTGAAACGCACTGATCCCTGCCAGTTATTAAAACACTGAGCAAGCATAGCCATTGGTGTGGGATGGATTTCGGAATCCAATGTCGAAAACAACATGGGAGTTGCTCGACTGTTCCAAAGAAGTGTATCAGGACTTTCATTGGGAGACCAAGTAAAGGAAGTCAAATAAGACTCCCTCATAGCAATATCTAAAATGCCCATTTGGTCAACCCCATCAAGTCCTGCGACTCTGGAATCGATTGTGATCTCCGCCTTACTGTCAAGCGTAAGCTTATGAACAGCATCAGCAGCATCAACGTTGGTAAAATTACCAGTGGGATTTGGCTTAAACAACTGAATGTCTGACACCACAGCAGGTCGCGAATAACCAAAAATCTTCGCAACCTCACCCACTTTACCAGCAACCATTTGTGTGGCTAAAGCATAAGGCCTAATTAGCGGTAGATCCGCCAATACACCTGCAGCCTTTGCCAACACAGCGGCGGGCTTGGAAATAATTCCTGACCCATACTCATCATTGGTAGTGATTGAGTTCGACTGGTTTTTCTGACTGAGTTTCTTACCTCCCTTCTTACCTGCCTGGGAAATAAGTGGAACAGTACTAGTAGGCATAGTGAGAACAACGTCCTCAGCCCACAAATAAATGGTGACAGTCACAGGATCATCTCCTCCATTTGCATGAAGGAGATTACCAAAAGACTTAATAGTGATTTCACCCATACTGTTATAATCCTTATCAGTCAAGGAAAGATAATTATCTTCCCAAAAGAAGGGCATACAAAGTTCCCCTCCAGTATTTTTCGTAGGATTCAAGAAAAAATGCGGCTTCTGAGAAGCAGCAATGAGATCTACGTTGAGGAAGTTACGCTCCACTGTAACCTGGTCAATACCAGACAAAGGATTGTAACTCGCCAACGCACGGCCATAGTGAAATTTAGTTCCACTGATGACCATCTTGCAATGCAATTTCATGCGCAAGAGCTCATAATTTTTAATCTTATCCTGCACGAAAGGATTCTCAATGAATTCCTTCCAAGGATTAAACTGGTAAAAGAAGGGCTGTGTAACAACCCAACTCTGAACCGACTGACGGATAGGACGAGCCAAAAACTCGCCCAGTTGAGAATTAGTAGCCTCAACAGCATCCATAGTGCTATCATAAGAACCATGCACTTCAGTAGTCCATCCAGCATCCTGATCGGCGAACGCAGTAATCTGCTCTGTCGCCATTGGAGTCGCCTCTGACATGGTCAACCCCGGTTCGCTATTAGTAGTGGCCGCTACCCCACTCTGCGAAGTTAACATATCATCGTTCAAATTACGTACGATTCGTTTATACTCACGAATCTCAGCTTTTAGTTTATCACAATGAGTGTACTTGCGCGCAAGCGAACATCTAAGCGTCTTATTTTCCTTTTTCAATGCATCGATCTCTTCAACAAGACCAGTGACTTCAAAAGAAGGAACACGCCTCAATGGCGCATCCCAATCGAAATTATCCCCATCGACAACGGGGGGCACTTTAGTGCCATAATATTCTGTCATATTAATTTGACTAAGGTCCATTTAACTTTTCCCCATCCGCGCTGGCCTCACAGCACGTCGGGTAATTCTTATTTTATGTTGACAAAACATCCCGTAAATACGGGCTCCGCACTAAGGCGACGTCTACATTACAGTTTTCCTACATAGCTCACAGACAAGAAAAACTAGTGATACTTGTGGTAACTACCTGTAACGGGTTCTTCAACTTAATGTGCATGAATCCAACGCACAGCTGGGACTACTTTACGCCCTCCCAGCGGGGCTGAGCCGACTTAGTCGGACTTTTCCAAGCAAAATTTGCCCCTGTACCAATCAAGGCGTTCATCATAAGATGGCAAATCTGCAACATAACCCATGAGGCCCACTTCACGAGCCACA